ATTTTCTTTATTTGCTGCTGCATTTGCATCATTTGTGGGTTTTGTTGCATCATTTGTGGGTTCATACCGCCCATTTGTTGTAATTGAGCTGTAATTTGCTGTATTTGCACCATTTCGTCCTTAAATTCTAGCTGAACTTGCTCTTGAGCCATCAAACTTATGTGTTCTAGTATGTTTTTTTGTATTGCAGCCAAAATATTTGGGTTTGTTCGTGCAATTTGTGTGCCCATAAACGATAAATGCGCTTTCATGTGTGCTGTGTGGTCTTGATTAGGGAAAGCTTTGATCGCTTTTCCTCCCAAAGCGTTAATGTGTTCAATACTTGGGTCCATCGGAGTTGGTTGTCCCACTGGTGGTAGTAAAGTATCTATGTCTTTCACACCCAAAGCTTCATACATTGTCTTGTAAGCAGAATATAAGTTGTGCATTCCAGGATTTGACATAGCCATTTGCAGTCCTGTTTGTGCAAGTTGTATTCTTTGTGTTTGTGAGAAGATGTTTGGATCTGCAACAGGTATGATATCTATTCTTGCATCAAAGTCTGTAGCCTTAATTTGTCTCTGTCCACCCACAACATCGTATGGATACTCCGGTGGTAAGTATGTTGCGAACACATCTGACAGCAACATAAATTCTTTTTTCATAGACGCGTACAATCTTTTGTGAATAGAGCTCATAACCCGCGAGCCACGTTCAAGCAGAGCAACTGTCGTGCCCACTGCTGCACTTTGATTGCCATCACCCACTTGTAAATCAGCAATACTCGCGAAACGCTGCCCTGCGGCAACAACTGTTCCCATCAATGATAGCAACGTTTGCGAAGGTTCTTTGAACGGCAGTATTTTAAATGCATCGTCCAATCGTCCACCAGGTGCATCAACGTCACGAAACTCGCCCGGCTGCAACGGTTGAGCTTCGTCTCTGACGCGAATGCCTCGCATTTTGAATCCGGCTGGTAAATTAGACAAGGTTCCGGCGTCTAAGAGTTGTCTTAGAGCGGCTGTGGCAGTTCTTGATAAACCGCCGATCATGTGAATTAGGCCGAATCCATAAAAGCCTAGTCCTGGTAAAAACTTAAAATGTACAAAATAATCTTTTCTCTTTTTCATTGGATCTTGTATGTCGTAGTTTCTTCTAATCGATAAAACCTTTTGTGTAGACTCTTCAACAGTGACAATGTATGGCATCTTAATACCTGTAGGTAATCCGTCCGCACCAGTGTCTTCAAAACCCTCTAGATCCAATTCAACGTGACACTCCACAAGTGTAAACACTTCGTCTTTGTTTGTGGTTGAAACACCTTCCAAATCGTTCTTTTCACTTTTTATATCATCTTCATCATAAGCAGGTGTGCCAAGTTCAATGTCTTTGTAAAAACCTTGTACTTGCATTTTTCTCATGTCGTTCGCAGGCATTTTAATTATGTGCATAATTGTATCTGCATCATCTAAAGAAGTTGCGCTGTATGGCACAACTAAATCTTCTGCTGGTACAAACTTAGAAACACATCTACCGATAGCTTGGTCGTAGTAAACTTTTTTAAATGCAGAACCTGCGAGTGGTAGATTAAATAACATCTGATCAAACTCTGGTTCGTACTCTGGCATTTCACACATCAACTGATAGTTCATGAACTCTCTTACACGCTCTGCTTGATCTGTTCTTGCTTTGCTTGGTTTACCCATGACACGTGTTCTAACAGGTCCGTCAGCCGGTAGTAATTCTTTGTAGGCAAGTGATTGAAACTGTGTAACAGCCTCAGCCAACACTGGATGTGTTGCACCAGATGCGCCTTGGAAAGGCTCTGTTCTGTCTTCGTATTTAAAACCCAGTAGGTCCAGTCCTTTAATGTATGATTGTTCCCAGTCATCACGAGACGCTTTGTAGTCTTCAAAGTTTTGCATCATGTCCGATCCTATCGGATCAGTAATATCGTCTTCCAAAAATTCTGCTAGGTTTGTATCTATATTTTGTCCGGCACCACCGACGTTTGCCATCGCTGATGGATCAAAATCAATCTCTGCTCCACCATCTTCTGTTCTTGTAATTTCTATTGGTTGCTTTGGTGGTTCCTGTGGTAACTGTATCTCTTGTGCTTTTTGTTTTGCACTAGGTAAGTCTATCTTAGTTCTTGTTACGTTAGGTAATGCTTTATCTATTGTTGCCATTATGATGCTTTCCTTCTAAATAATGTTTCTACCCCACCACCAGATTTATATCCTACTCTACCACCTTTTGCAAATTCCTCTACATCTACGTCTGGTGTTGGGTTTCTTTGAGTCGTTTTAAATTTCTCTGCTATTTCTTCTAGTTTTTGTTTTGGTGATTTTACAAGATTTTCCCAAGTGTCAAGACCAAATCTTAAGTCTTCCATACCACCAAAGTTTTCGAAATCACCAATGCCTTCGCCCGGTCCTTTCATAAATTCTTCTGCCTCAAATACATTTGGTGCTTTTGACGTCTTAGATCCTTTAGGTGACACCATGATACTTTCTTCTCCTGGCCTAAATGTCAACTCAGCTATCTGCATGTCATCACCTCTACCAGAAATTGTAATGGCACCTGTTTGAATATTTTCTTCCATAAATAATTTTTTACCACTTAGTGAAGGATCTTCAAACGTATACACATCTATAGGCTCTCCACCTTTTGCATCTGCATAAGTGGCTTTTCTAAGTTTTCCTTCTTTTCTAATTTTATTTACAAGTGATGGAAACCAAATAGGCATACCCTCTGCAGTCAATGGCACTTTAGTTGCACCTGCTGTTGCAATCTCAGCAACCCGTTGTGCCCCTTTAGGCACAAACAAACTTGCAATTCCTGCACCCATCATTCCTAAGAAACCACGTCTTGACATCTTTGGTCCGCCACCTTCATCAAATCCAATACGGCCACCTTTTGCATTTAATGTTCTGTCTCCAGAACCAAACAATGGTTTGTAGACCCCTGTTTTTATAGCCTCGCGATATCTCTCTTCAATTTTTTGCAGATCGCTAATTATCGCTTCTCCCTCAGCCGGTGTTCTAGCTTTTTCCAATGCTGCTTTACCTCGAGCAATATCGGCTGACACTTGTTCTTCAAGAGACTTCATGGCTTTTTCAATATTACCACTTTTCGCTAAATCATCCATGCCACCACCCATTATGCTTTTCATTGCGTCTTGTAGTTTTGCCGCTTCTGTTTTTACTAACTCAAGATCATTTGAGTTTTTTAAAACATCAAAGTCAATATCACTTATATCAATACCCATATCTATAAGCATATCTCTTACCTTGTCTGCGTCCTGTCTTACTGATTTTAAAAAACCACTACCCTCTTCAATTAATTTTTGCTCGGATTTTATCATGTCGTCTAAAATAGGATTACCTGTTGGTTTTATCCCCATGGGCAGTTCTAAAGTTTCTTCAACCAACTCCGATATAAAATTTTTATCCATAGCAGCTTGTGATTCTATGTAAGCTTTTATTCGAGCGTCATCATCAATCGTCACACGTTTTGGATCACGCGGTAAGTATCCTTCATTCATCCTGTCAACAATTAACTGTCTTACGTCTTTTGAATCTCTACCTGTTGCTGTTGCAAGCTCCTTAATGTAAGGAATTGTCTCTTCTTCAATAAGCTTAATTTTTCTACCTGCAGTTATACCACCCAGTAATGGGTTTTCATCTTGAGCTTTCAAAGTTTCAAACTCTTTTTTAGTCATTGAGCCTTGGTTGGTTTCTACCATTTCTTCCAATGGTTTTATTCTGCCTTTCTCTCGTAATTCTGTTGCTCTTGCTTCTGGTGTAATACCCCTTTTTCTAATAATAAATTCTTCAAGAGATTCTGTGGCATCAAAACCTTCATCAAAATACTGTTCTCTTAGGGACTCATCAGAAAAACTACCAACACCTGTTCGTTTTTGTGTTTCTGTAAAACTTTCTGGTGTGTAACTTGCAATTCTAGTTTTAATGTTGCCTTCTTGATCTATTATGGGTTTTTGTTCTTTGAACTGTCCTGGTGGTGTTGTTGGATCGTACTTGCCATAAACTTCTGCTAGATCTTCTATCGTCTCTGCTGCTTGATCTGTTTTTGTAATTCCGGACTTACCAGTTTTTAACAAGCTTTGAAAAAACTCTTGTATCTTTTTTAACATTAATAATACGTCCTCTGTTGCTGTGGTAGAGGTTCATCCTCGTAGTCTTCTG